AGGTAATGTATCCACTATTACTGCATTTGGAGATACAATAGCCCAATAGGTTGAGTTCAGGACTTTATAGGCAACGTTAGGAATGAGGGGAAACTGACCTAGGCTCGACCGAATACACTGGAAACAAGCGTTTGCGTAAAACACCCTATCACCAACACTGTAGCTTATTGTATCTTGCCAGAAAGACGCTACCTTAACCCAATCAGGAGATACTGGAAACTGACCTGCTGTTGGTGAGGCAGCATACCAAAGATCGTTGATCAAAGGTGCTAGTGGAGAAGTTGGTATATAAGCGAGACTACCTTGCGTATAGGTTGATGAAATATTCCATAGGGGGTAGTTTGGTCCCGCTGTCAAAGGTCCCCAATCAGGGGCTGCTGGAATAGTTCCAGATACAGATTCTAGTACACAGAGCCAAACTTGACCGTTATAAACAACCTGTTCTCCTGCAGTATATGTTGTTGAGGCATTCCAGAGGTCATAAGAAACCCAGTACGGTGAATCAGGCTCGGAGCCGAAAGGAGGTATATCCTCACCAGCAACCCAAGTCTTACCCGCGTAATAGACACTATTGAGAGGAAAATACTGAATCGTAGGAGACCAAGTGGGATAGACAGTCCAGTACTGATTTGGGTTTGTACCTACGAGAAGACTTGGCGCATTACCTGTCGTTGTCTGAACAGCAAACCAATTGCTCGATACTGCAGTTAGGGGGTCGGTATAAAACACTGCTTCTCCTAGGTTATAGGTTGCTGTTGGGTCATAAGGAGGAACAAACACCTGTGTGTTGTTGGGAAACAAAGAAGGAATAGTGTCTGTGTTTGTTATCGCTGCAGTCCACTGATTGTCCGTTCCACCTGCATCCGATTCATACAAGACTCTGTTACCTGGATTGTATGTGGATTGTGCATTCCACACAGAGATAGCACTGGTGCTTGGGAGTGTAAGAGTATCTCCGAATCCAGAAGAGTCTGCGATTAGAGTAAAGCGTTTCGTATCAGCATTGTATTTCATAAAAGGAGTCTGAAAAGCGTTCTGGAAAGCTGTGAAGTTGTTGTACGGTAGAGGATCACCCGTATTGGCTGCCACCCACTGAGACACAAAGAGATTGTACGTATCCTGCTGAGCGAGAACAAGAGTCGCATTCACCAAATCAAGCCAGTGCTGAATGGTGTACACCCAATAGTATCGAGTGCTGATATCCTGCTTCACAAGAGGAGGAACGGGTAGAGGAGCTACTGCAGTGTTCTTGGTCTCTGGAGCATACTGGATGTTACGAACACTGGGTAAGACTGTGAACGTAATACCTTCAGGCTGACTCGTAGTAAAAAAAGTCTGTGTAAATGGGAGCGCCAGTTCGTAGCTGGTCTTGTTGATATCCGGTTGACCCGTCTGAATAATGGGAATAAACAGAGGGAGGTCGAGAGATGGTCCGTTCATTGTGAATCGGATAATACTGAAGTGGTACTGAGACGAATCTCGAACCAGTGCGGTATCTCGAGTCTCATTGAAACGTACCTGCGGGTCCCTAGGAACATCAGACGTATTGTCCCGCGTCTCGTTATTCACTATCTCAGCGTTGTAATAGATGTAATCAGGCTGGTCAAGATTACCTCCATAACTATGGATACTGCTGGAGAACATCTTTATGTCTATAAGCGATATTCTTTTCAAACTACTTACGTAACTTATCGTAGGTTACACCAACAACAAACTCGTCTGGAGTCATACCGCTCTTGTCTATAATAGCCTTGTACTTATCGAGTGAGTACGGAGCATACAGACACCGTACAATCGAATGACGCCCGCACTCTGCATTCCCCGACTTCATACTCTGGAACTGGTGGGTATTGTAATATACCGGTCTACCACTCGCCTTTAGCAACTGTGTTAGATAGGGCTGGTCTTCACCATACTCTCGTAGATCCTCTTCCGATACATTCTCAAACTGAGACTCTGGCTTGTCTCCATACGGATCAAAAAAGTGTATCCCATCTTTCTTATTCAGTAGACAACACCAATGACCACTGTTCGCTGATTGCGTAAGGAATAGCAGAATACATCTACCCTTGTCATCAAAGCACTCGTCGATACTGTTCAGCTCTGCTAACTGAGGATAGGTAAGGATACTGATGTTGTTACCCAGTATAGTTCGGATGTCGGCATCAGACAAAGCGTAATTCTTTGCTTTCGCTAAACCGCCCTTGTCCATTATAATACCGCAATACTTTCTTCGTTCTAGACAATGCGGTTACAATCTCTCGACCCCAACGAAGGAGACTTCCCTTCTACGTACAAGCACAAGAAGTGGAGAGTTGTGGTTGACAACCGAACCATCTATTTTGGAGACAATCGATACGAAGACTACACTCAGCATCACAATACCAAACGTCGTAATCTGTATCTAGACAGACACAGAGAACGAGAGGATTGGAATGACCCATTAACTGCTGGATTCTGGTCAGCAAACCTATTATGGAACAAGAAGAATATAGTAAGTGCGTTCAAAGATATAATCAAACGCTTTCCTGACTTATTACAATGAAGATCAGTGTTGGTCAAGCTAAACGTATACTCAATACAAAAGAAGAGCTTTCTCCCTTTGTATTGAACTGGATTCTTCGCTGGATAGATCAGCTCTGCAAAGAGAACTCCTATCCGCCTCAACTTATTGGGGGTAACTTTCTTTCCAATCTATTTCTGTACTTCGAACCTACGAAGTCTGCAGAGATACTAGAACGACTACGTAAGGACTTCAAGGAAAGTCATCTATCAAGTTTACCAGTTGATCGTTCGAAGGACTTCGAGTGGATGGACTTGAAGGAAAGTTTCTAACGTCCACACCTATCTCGAAGAACCGTCCACAGCAGTCGCTTACGTATCTGTGACCTATAATTGATTTGAGTAGTCTATAAGCTAGGAACATAATTGTTATCGTTGAGATACTCACCCCTGCACTCGCAAGCAGAGTTGGAGTATCCATTGTAATAGGGATTTAAATTATCTTTTAAATGTTGGGGTAAGAATAAAGATGCCTTCTATCAGCTTCGATAAGTCCAAAGGTGCGAAAGGTGTTGCTTTGGTAAAGGGTGGTGACTTTGATAGCGAGATTCTCTTCGTCAATGAGGAAGATAAGCATAAGGGCAAGAAGCCTACTCCGGAGGTACAGTATTCTCGGTATCAGTCCGATATCAAGAAGATTCCGTCCAGAGAAAGAGTCAAGGCTCTCGACAAGATAAACGAGGCGTTACGCAAAGATTTGGATGCTGATGCCTTAGTAGGTGAGAGCGAGCTCGTCAAGGGGCTGTTTGAGAAGGTTAAGTCTGATTCTGAACGCTCTACTCATATCGTTCTTCCAGATGATTCCCATTTCGAGTTGATTCCTTCGTCTGACCCAAAGAAGCGAGAAATCTTTTATATTGCGGGAGCTTCGGGTTCCGGTAAGTCATACATCGCAAAAGGTCTCGCCGAGTACTATAAGAAGTTGTTTCCAGACCGAGAAGTTTACTTGGTTTCGAAGCTCGATAAGGATCCTACGCTTGACAAAGCCAAACCAAAACGTATTGTAGCACAGACGCTCGTAGATGATTATCCTTCTATTGATGAGTTCAAGGACTGTATGGTTATTTTTGATGACATTGATTGCTTTGAAGGTCCAATCTTAAAAGCGATTCATCAATTGATTGATGACATTGCCATAACCGGTCGGCATACGAATACGAGTATGTTGTTTTGCACACATTATATTACGAATTACAAGTCCACGAGATTAATTTTGAACGAAAGTTCTCACTTTGTTGTGTACCCGCAGTCGACGTCGTATCACGCTCTCGGTTATCTACTGAAAACCCATATCGGGATGTCTCCTGAAGAAGTGAAGGGGCTGCGACGACTGGGTCGTTGGGTTTGTATCGCAAAAAACTATCCCCAGCTAATGATTGCTGAACACAGTGCAAAGCTCCTACATCAGTAGTCGGTGGTATTCTGATATGTAACTGCGGCGGGGGTGGTCCATTCGCCCCTCGTTCATCACTCTGTCGTTGTGCTACTCCTGTAGGTCCCATTTGTAATATACTACGACTTTCTTTATACCCAGCTTAGCGTATAGTTGAAAGATTG